TTGGTAACGTCTCACGCCGTCATCAATGACATCATCTACGCGCTCGACATCGATGCGAATAACATGGCAGTCATCACCGGCGCTTTCACCACTGTCGGCGGAACGGCTCGGCGGCGAATCGCTCGGCTCCAGACTTCCGGCGGTCCCGGCACGACCGGATTCTTGGACACAACTTTCGGAACGACCACCAGCGGTTTGAACGCCGTAGGCCGGACCGTCAAGGTTCTGGCGAACGCGCTCGTCATGGTTGGCGGGGACTTCACTCACGCCCTGAATAACGGCGGAGGAAACGCGTCTCACACCGGACGGATTGCTCGGTTCGACAACACTACCGGACTGCCGGACGCCACTTGGACCCCAAGCGCGGGAACAGACACCCAATTCAACTCGACCGTCTATTCCATCGAGGAACAAACGGTTGACGTGCCAACGACCGGCCAGCTTCTTGTGGGCGGCTCTTTCGCCACTTACAACGGGACCTCATCGCCGAAGTTCATTCAGTTGGACGCCGCAGGCACGATTGTAACGGCCTCGGCTGGTTTCAACAACGACGTTCACACTGTCGCGCTCGACGTGACGGGGAACATCGTCGTCGGCGGGCTGTTCACGAAATTCGGTCCCGCGACCACGAATCAGAATCACTTGTCTCGAATCGTTCCCGGCACCGGCGCTCTCGACACGTCCCTCGGCGACGTGAACATCGGAGTTGCTGCCGACATCGTTTACTCTGCCGTCGTCCAGTCCGACACAAAGATTTTGTTGGGCGGAACTTTCATCGCGGTCCAAACTATTCCTCGCGGGCGCATCGCTCGTCTCTTGACGGACGGCACGCTGAACACGGTCCCGGCTGGCGCTCAGACCATCCCGTATCTTTACACTGACATCACATGGACGCAGATTGCCTAAACCCAACGGGGGTCAGCGGACACAATTCCGCCGCGTGCGAGTCGCTGTTGAGTAAGACGGCGAACTTCACCGCGCAGATGTTTGGCGCAGTCACCAAGACTGACGTTGACGGCAAGGTTGTCTGGACTCTCGGCTGCGGCCTCGAAGACGGGCTCCCCACGGACCCTCGCGGATTCGGCGAAGGAGTCGCGTGCTATTTCTTTCGCCTGCTCTACGACAACATTCTGGAGTTGAAGGGCGACAAGGGCGACAACGGTCTCGACGGAGTGAACGGCAAGAATGCTGTCTCCGCTACGACCGCAGACTTTTTCCAGCCTGTGGTTGGGGACACAATCACGATTTCAGTTTTGGCAACTCGCGCACTTTTGCCCGGACTGATTGTGTTTGTCCAAAACTCAGGCTGGTATGACATTATCGCGAACGACGGCGACACGGTGGTTCTCACGCTCCGTGAGGCGCTCTCGTTTGCGCCGGTTGTCGTGCCCCTCGGCGCGGTCATCGTGCCCGTCTCTCCCGCCGGGAACCCGATTTCGGGAGACAAGGGCGTCCCCGGAGACAAGGGGCCGGACGGCGTAGCAGGCGAGGAAGGGCCGCAAGGCCGCGACGCGAACCCGAACATCAACGGCTATTTCTTCGGAGGCACCAAGTCGGACTTCGTGACGACTATCGTCAACAACACTCCGGTCCCAGTCCTGCTCGACGGCGCTTTCGTTGACATCCCAATCACCGTGGCCGGGACCTACTACATCGTCGGCACCACGAAGACCGTCGTCGGAACGTCCGCCGTGATTTTCCTCGCGCTCATCACTTGGGCCGTAGTGGACAACGCGACGAACGCGACGCTCTCGACCTACAACACGGAGGCGGAGGCGAACGCGGCAGTGCAGGCGGGCCAGACGGTTCAGGTGAAGATTCAGGAAGTGTTGGACACGACCTTCCAAGCGACGCCTTACGAACCTCGACTGCTCCAGACATTTTTCTTCACGGTGAGTCCCCGGACAATCCGGCTCTACGTGAACCAAGATAGTGCGCCGCTCGTGAAGGTGAAAGCCTCGGCGACGAATTTGAATTGGGTCCAAATCGCATGAGTTGCAAAGTGAAACACAACCGAACCGGATGCAATCTTCCCGTGGTTCACATCAAGGGAGGCAAGTGCAAGTCGGCGCGAGGCGGAACACCAACGGTCCGCAGTCCGCAGTATAAGCTGGCGGTGACAGGCGCGACCGCGAACGCAGACAAACCTACAGACATTTCCAATTTATGAGTTGCGATAACGGCGATGCGGGAATTCCCTCGAACCTTTCTTCTGATTGCTGCGGCCCCGCCGCTCCATCCGGGAGATACGTTTTGATTCCGGGACCAACGGGTCCGCAGGGCGAAGACGGAGTCCGGGGACATTTTGGTGAGACCGGCGCGACCGGCGAAACGGGACCCACGGGGCCTGTTGGCGGCACCGGCGGGGTAGGAGAGTCTGGAGGCACCGGCGGGACCGGCGGCACCGGCGAGGTTGGCGGCACCGGCGGGACCGGCGGAATCGGCGAGACCGGCGCGACCGGCCCGGACCGAAGCACGCTCACGCAGGATGGATTTTTGATGGGTCAAGAACCGGGTATGCCCCCACTGTTGCGGGTGAACCTCGACCACGGAGTCATCACCGGATTCACCCCGACCTTCGCGGCGACGGAAGATTTCGAGGCGTATGCGCCGGGGACCACGGACAACTTCGACCAGAATTTTGGATGGTCAGCGGGCGCAACTACCGGACTCATCACCGGCTCGGTAGCTGCCGCACAGACTTTCGGCGCGGAGAACAAGCAGGGATTCGACATGACGAACGGCGAATACCTTCGCCCGTTCTACTGGGGGAACCAGTGGACAAAGATTCGGTTGGGAATCATTGTTTCGATTCGCCATGCTGGTTCAAACATTACGAACACTCGTTTTGCGTTGGGTGTGAATAGTGGGTCCGTTCACGGGGTCAACGGGGCAACGATTAACTGGGTTGGCTATTACTCGAACACCGGCTTCACGTTGCAGGACATGCAAGTCCAAGGAACGCCGTCTTACTTCAAGAATCTCTCAAGCCGTGGTTACGCGGCAACGAAGGGAACGACTCCTGCGGAGACAGTCGTCACCAACTCGGGGCTCTTGAATTTCCCATCCTCAGATACTCCCGAACGGCGCGGAGTGCTAATCGTGGAAATCACGAAGGGGAGTCCTAACTATTCCATCGTTGTCATCAACAACGAAGACGGAAACGGACAGGGGGCTGCGTTCGATACTACGTCGGATTGGTTCTGGCAAAAGTTGTCCGGGTTTGATGATTTATCCTCAGCGAATTCGACGCAGGGAAACAACTCGCATGTTCTTTCCAAGAGTCCGGCGCTCGCCGTCGCGCAAACCGAAGCAGACGGAATTCTGGACAATTTCTCTTTCCATTATGTCGGAGATTCGGCCTGCCGCGTCTATGGAATGGGCGCTTTCAGACTCTACTGAAACTGGTAACTATTACTTGTATGGAAGACCTTCCTATCAATCTGCAACAAGAGGGCTACGGGCTGGCGACTCCGTCAGACCCCGGCGAACCTCGGTATCCTGTTCTGCACTACTGCGGGCCGGAAGACTTGGACTTGCCGCAGGACGGCACGATGACGGTGAAGTTTCACGTCAAGCGCGAGACTAGCGAGGTTGACCGCAAGACCGGCAAGCACAGTTACGACTGCGACATCGAGATTTTGTCCATCGAGAAAGTCAAGGGCGAAGACGTTCAGGCCCCGGCCTCAAGCGGCAACGACGCCGAAGACGCGCTCGACAAAATCCGCGAGGAAATGGAACACGACTCCGACTACGGCAAAAACTAATGTTCACCGTTGACGAAATTTACGACGACGCCGTCCAGATTATCGGCGAGAGTGACAACCGAAAAGTTTTCCGGTGGTTGTCTGACGCCATTTCGATGACGGCCAATAAAGCCGACCTCGAAGGATGGAAAGGCTACCTCGACATCTGCTCCGCCGGATGCTCGTGCGCCGAAGGTTCGACGTGCAACAATCCCGCAGGCTGCGGACGGCGCTGCATCGCGCTGCCGCGTGAAGTTGACACCGTCATCGGTGTGAACATCGGCGGGCAACCAGTGCTCGGGTATCACCAGCTTTTTGAATTCCATTTGAACGGCCCCGGCTCGTGCCGGACGGTCTGCGAATGGAAGTGGCAGGACCAAGGCGGCGGGCACCCGACTTATCGGGAACTTGTCCGGCCTTCCAAGATTGTCGCGCACTTGGGGAGTGTCGAGGACAACGGCAAGAAAGTAATAATTTATGGCTACGATGACGCGGGGCACATTCTTCGTCGTCAAGAGAACGGATGTTGGCTTGACGGCTATCGTGTGCCCACAATGTATGGCTTGGCTATTCCAGACACCGATGCGCCTACAATCGCTCGCATCACGGGTGTTTACAAGCAACCCACGGTTGCAGAAATCAGTCTGGCAACTACAGACAGTTCTGGCGCTACTGGCACGTTGCTTACTGTGATGGAACCGGACGAAACGCTTCCGCAGTATCGCCGGATTCAACTGAACCGCTCGTGCAACTGGGCGCGGATTGCTTTCATCCGAATCAGTCCGAAAATCAAATCTCGGTGGGACCACATCCCGCTACGAAGTCCGCTCGCGCTGCTCATGGGATTGCAGGCGCGACGGTGTTACAAAGATGTCACGCGAATCGCGGAAGCGCACAGCTACGAAGCTGACGCGCTCCGTTTGGAATTGGAAGCGCAGCAGAAGGCCGAACCGCCCGTGTTCATGCCGATGCAAGTCATCGATATGTCGAACCCGCGTGACAAGTATGACTACGACATCCGGTAATGCAACCCACGAATCCGCCAAATTCGACCATCGACATCGACTCGACTTTCTTGCTCGGGTGCGAGTCCGATGTCTCGCCCTCGCAAGTCGCGTTGGGTTCGAGTTGGATGGCGATTAACATGCTGAACCTCGGCGGGCTATGGTCCTGCCGTCCCGGTTATCATTGCCTCGCCACTTTCCCGGACGGAAAGCTTCAAGGCGTTGCTCGGTTTCATCCGATTCTCGGCGAGGAACAGATTTTGGTTGCTGTCGCGGGCCGACTCTACGCGTCCAGCTTCCCGTATGTCGATTTTCACGTCATCGAAGGTCTCCGGTTCTCTCCGACCGCGAAGCAAATCTTTTGGGCGCTGACGACTCAGGCCACAGTTCGCGACACGACCGACTTTGCGTCAAGCATTTCGGTGATTGAACCGAAAAGCGTCTTGATAATTCAGGATGGCGGGCTCACCGCGCCGGGATGGTATGACGGCTCCAATTCCGGTCACATCAAAAACAACCTTTACGAGACTCCCGCCGGGGGTCCGATGGCTTGGGTGGGCGATAGGCTCTGGGTTGCGACCGACAATCAGGTTTTCGCCAGCGACATTTCCAATCCGTTCAGCTTCCGCGAACAAATTTATCTCGGCGGAGTCTCCAGTTTCTTCTTCTCCGCCGAAGTCACCGCGATGGTCCCGACTCCTAGCATCGAATCGCCTCAGTTGATGGTGTTCACTGGAATCAATGGCTCGATTCTGCAAGCGAACATCCGAAATCGCGACGACTGGCCCTCGACTCCGAACTTCCAAGAGGAAGTTGTTCAAGTCGGATGCCTCTCGAACCGCTCCGCGCTCTCGCACTACGGTCAAGTTGTCTGGTTTTCGCCTTCCGGCGTGTCAATCTACGACCCTGCGACCTCCGGGAAGCTGACAAGCCGCCTTCCGGTGCGCGACAACGAAATGTTGACTAGCAAAGTCGTCCTCTCAGACGATTTGACGCAAGTCGCCGCCGGTTCTTACGGCCAATTTCTCTTGATGAGTGTCCCGGCGGAGGATACGCACAATCGGCACACTTGGGTTCTCAATCACGCGTCACTTTCGACTCTCAGCGACGAATCCGGCCCGTCTTGGTCCGGCTATTGGATTGGAACGCGTCCGGTCGAGTGGGTCTCCGGGATTTTCGCCGGACAGGAACGAATCTTTCACGTCTCGGTGGACTACGACGGAAAAAACCGTCTGTGGGAGTCGTTCAATCCGAACCGGCTCGACAACGGTTGCCCGATTACTTGGGCGCTGTTCACTCGCGGCTATTTCGGGACCACGGCGCAGGTATCGAAGCCCGCAGGCTCCACAGTCCGCTTCCAGTGGGCCGACTTCACCGTCGCCGGGGTCGAAGAAGACCTGAACTTCGGAGTCTATTACGCCGGGGGAACGTCCGGCGCGTTCAAGCCGATTGCAAACACTTTGATTCGGTCAACGCGGGGCTCGATGGACGCCGAAACCGAGATTACGATGGACTCGGAAATCTTTGCGTTTAAGCCGCAATCTCGAACCATTCAAACTGTCGATGCAGACCAACAATCTGTTCTCACGAACGACGGTTCAGCCGGGGTTGAACGAGAGAAAATCTCGAACATCGACCGCTCGTTCCAACTTCTTGTCGTCGGACACGGGCCTTGCACGCTGCGGGAGATTCGGGCGTTCGCACTGCCAGACCCGGAGAATCCGGCGGGCAATCCCAAAGCATTCTGCCCCGAAGCGTGTATCAACGCCGTCCGCTACGACGGGCTCGCGACCAAGTCGAACAATTTCAAATCCGTGGTGGACGCTCTATCGGATGCCCCGGAATCTTTCTACACGTCCAGCAAGACCGTAGTGCTGGAGAAGAACGGATTCCGCGCCGTTGGAATCGGTTTCGCGTCCAGCATACTCTCTCAAGACGCCGCTGACCGTGTTGCGACAATCGTCGCGACGAAGCGGGCGGATAAAGATTTACAAGCGATGCTCCCGCCGGTTACGTCGGTGGGGCTCGGCCTCGAACACACCGGATGAATGTAGTCCTCGACAATTTATTTCTGCGCCGCCCGCGTATCGAATACGTGTCGCCCCCGATTTGCGAGGCGACCGTAATCACGTCCAGTTCTGGGGAAGTGGTCACGTCCTCGGACGACGAAGTCCTAATTGACCTGAACACCGATTTATGAGTCTCCAAAATACAAACCTCCTGATTCAGATGTCGCCTATCCCGATTACCTTCCGGGGCGGGCCGAACGACTTGGCGACCGAAATGGTCCGGCGGATGAAGATTCTTTCTCCCGGCGGCGCGAACTTTATTTTCATCGGCGACGTGGAACCGACCTCGAACGTCGGACCGTGGCTCAAGGGCGGGACCAAGTGGTATGTCTGGGATGAGGCAACCAAGCGTTACGTCCCGCAGGACATTTCGGACTCGTTCACCATTCCTTTTTGGATTGGAAACTCTCAGCCGTCTTCGCACGACCCGGAAGTCTGGTTGAAGACCGAGAGAGACGCGACGGACGTGGACCCGACCCACGGCGCGGCCATTGGCTGGTTTCAATGGAATTCGGTCACGCTCGCTTGGGAGGGAGTCAGTCCTATTGTCCGCTCGGGCACCACGGCGCAACGTCCGACCGCGCCGGAAGATTTGCAGCAGTATTACGACACCACCATCGGCGCTCTCATTTGGTTTGAACGCTCGGTTTGGCGGACGGTGGACGGCGTCAAGGGCGACGTGAAGCAGGTGGTCACGGAACTGTTGCAGGACGCTTTGACCCAGAACCCCGGATGGGCCTTTCTGGGCGACACGAATCAGTCATGGCGCGGGCGCGTGCTCGTCGGCGCTACCACGGACCCCGGCGTCAATCCGGCCAGCAACTTCCCGACCTCGCCGGGAGTGAACCCACAAACCTCGCTTGTGACATCGGGCGAAACGGTTACGCTGGCGACTGCGCCAAGTTCTGTGACGACCCCGCCACAACTGGCGCTCTGGACGCTCTACAAACAGTGAGAAACAGGTAACTTTTAAGGGATGGCTGTTCCTTTCACAATCAAACCAGTGGCGCGGCAGGAAGAAATCTTCGCTGCCGCCCTCGTCCTTGGCCCGCAAGTGGCAATCAAGCAGATTGACACGGACGAGACCACTGTCCCCGGCAGCATCGCGAAGAACCTCACGTTGCAGGCCATGTGCAATCCCCGGTTCAGCTTTTTCGCGGCCTACAGCGACACCGGCGCGGCGCTCGGATACATTTGCGGCGAACTGCGCGAATCAATTTACGTCCCCGGCCAAATCAACAGCTACGAGTTGCTGTGGGTGGTTGCGGACCAGCACCGGCGGTCTGGAGTCGGCCTCGCGCTGCTCGACGCTTGGGAAAGCCACTGCAAAGAGAAGGGGTGCAAACACGTTTACATGGGCCTGAGTGCCCACACTCAACCGGAGATTCTCCGAAAGATTTACGCCGCTCGCGGCTACACTCTGCATTCGGAGAGTTACTCAAAGACTTTTTAACATGGGGAACATTCTAGGATTCGTCGGTCAGATTGCAGGCTCGGCCATTCAAGCCGGGGCCACTGAGAAGGTCACTCAGATGCAGTTGGACGCGATTAAGCAACAGCAAAAACTGGTTTACAGTTCGCTCGACCCGAACGTCATCGGACCGCAGTCAACTCAAGCGGACATTCTGCGTGCTCAACAGCAGTTGGCGTTGCAGGGGCAGATTGACCCGCAACTTCTCCAGACGCGATACACGGCGGAAGGCGGGCTCAAGAATCAGCTTGACCAACTGCTCTCATCGAATTCCCCGGCGGACCAAGTCTCCGCGTTGGCCGCGAAGACGGCGTTGACCCCGACTCCGGGACTCGACTCCGTAAAGAACAAACTCGTTGACGCGGCGCTCGAAGATTTGAAGGCTGGCGCTACACTGCCGCCGGACGTGGAGGCGCAGATTGTTCAGCACGGGCTCGAACGGTCCGGCATGGTGACTGGAAAATCTACCGCGCAGGGAGTCGGCGGGACGATGCTGCGAACTATTTTCGGCGACGCGGGCGTCAAACTCAAGGCACAACGCGAGGCACAGGCCGCGACGCTGGCGAACAGCGCACAGCAACTCGATACGGCTCGGTCTCAGGTTCTCGGCTCTCTTTTCCCGAATCTCACCGCGCAGCAGACGGCGAAGCTGGCCTCGACCGGCGCAACTTTCGGCGCGACGCAGGCGGCAGTCCCGCAGGCCGGTTTGTCCGGCACGGACATCGCCAACATTTGGATGGCCCGCGTTGGCGCAACGAACCAACTCACCCAAAGCGCGGCGAACGCTGCGTCTCAGGGCGCGATGGCGCAGGGGCAAATCTGGGGCAACGCAGTCGGCGGCGCGACGCGGGCGACTCCCGGAGTTTACTCGAACATCCAGAATCAGTTCTCAAGCGGACAGCCCTCACAGGCGACGCGAGACGCGGTCTCGGCTTCCATCGCCGCAGGACCGCAGGACATGCCAGACTTTAACGCTGGCGCTGAGGGAGAATTTTAATGGGACTACTGAGTTTCATTGACCCGATTGCGGCGCAAGTCTTCGGACACGGAGGCTCTAAACCCCCGGCACCCAAGCCTTACATTCAGCCGAATCCCGTTCCGGTGCATTTGACGTTGCCGCAGGCGAACCCGGATTGGAACACCGCGACGGTGAAAATCCCGACCGCGTCTCAGCACGGTTGGTCTGGGAATTCGCTCCAGTCATACCTTCAAACATTTCAGCGCGGCGGCGGTCCGGCTCCCGGCTCGCAGTCCGCGACGAATCAGTCTCTTTTCCCCGGAGTGGGCGGTCCGGTTGCCCCTGACTGGAATAAGATGCCGAACGTGCAGACTCCTAGCGTGATGCCGTCCTCGGGTCCCGCCGACTTGATTCAGTCTCTCGTCAAGAATTCTGTCGGCGGCGAAATGTCCCCGGCGGCTGCGGCGCTCTATGGCCGGATGCTCGGCGCTACTCCGCCCCCGGCGGTTGCGGCGACCTCGACGACTACTGCGCCTCGGGCGGGCGGCGGAACGGCTCCGCTGTTGGCTCCGGGTATGCAAGCGGGAAGCGTGAACGGGAAGGCCAATCCGAACGCGGCGATTTACAACAACGCTTTCAAGGCAGGCCAAAATTCGCTTTACAAAGGCATGACGCCGCTGCAACGCTCGCAGGCGAACGCAGTTTACAACGTGACGCAACCCGTTTCCCCAACACTACAATAATATGGCTGGAGTAGGACAATCTGATTTACCCGTTATCTCGGCTGGCGTGCAGGCGGCTCCGCTGGTGACACCGGCGGACCCGAACACGCTCAACTCAAGCGCGGTCTCGAATCTCGTGGACGCGTTTCGGCAAGGCTTCATCACGCAGGACGACATCGTCGGACGAATCGGCGACATCGGCCAAGCGAAGAACAAGGCGCTGCTCCAGCAGTTGGGCGAGTATGTTTCGCCGGACGCGATTCAGGCGCGGCACAACGAAATTTCTCTCTCGGACCCCGCGACGGAAGCGAAGCGGTGGGAAATCGAACGCACGAAATGGAACACAGTTTCCAACGGAGGCGTTGACGCTTATCAGCAATACGGTCCGTGGTTTGGTCACGCCGAAGTGCCCACGAAGCCGGACGGCACCCCGGACTTCAAGGCGATGGGTCAGCTTGGCCAGACTTTCAAGCAACCGATTTACATGGCCGAAATCGCGCAGCAGGGTTTGACGCCGGACCCCGCACGCACGCAGGAGACGCAGGACGCGTCCGGCAAGAAGGGCAAGAAGTCCTTCAACAAGTTTGGTGTGGACATTTCTCCCGGCAGTCCCGGCGAATCCTACTACCGCAGCTTGATGGGAATGTTTCCGGGGAAGACTCCGCCGGGAACGGCTCCGAATCCCACGGCGAATCCCGCGAAGGCCGCTCCGGTCTTTGAAGGCGGCGCTGGTGCAGTGTCTCCGTCTGGCGCTCCTGCCGGATACGACGCGGACATGGGTGCTATCACCAAGAGTGGTCCGTCTGTCGGCGAGACTCGCGGCGACATCCTCGACAAGAACCAGAGTTTCAAAATCTGGGAGGGCAACAAGTCGAACATCGACTCGTTCCACAACATCGTGAATTCCATCCGGGAGAACGAAAACAGCACGGACCCCGAATCGATTCAGAAACGGCTGGAGGCCGAACGCGGGCTCGTCTATACTCTTTCGGAGTTGCAGCAGAACCAAGCGCAGGGCGCAATCCCCCGCTCCGTCATCACGGACTGGGAACACATCGTTGCGAATCCGAGTCTCTCGGACCGCGTGAAAAGCATCATCGGCAAAGCGACCGGCAACAAGCCGCTGACCGATAACCAAATCACGTCGCTGATTGAACTGGGCAAGAATCAAATCGCGGGCAAAGCTTCGGCGGCGCTCAGTGGTTTGAAGCTGGCCAAGAAGACCAATCCCGGCTCGCTCACGGACGATGAGGAAGAACTTTTGAACACCGGCGGACTGTCGGAGATTCACGGCTCTCGTGCAGAAGCACTGCGGAAGCTGCAATCGGGCGAGAAGCCGACTGCGGGCGCTGGCGCTGCACCGGCCAAGACAATCGGCACCGCGCCGATTCCCAAAGACAAGATAATTGTCACCAAACAGGGGCGTTTGAAGTCTCTCGGGGACGGCACCTTTTTGCCCCTGCCGTAAGTGGACAACGCCTATGAAATGGGCGACTATTAAGGGATGGCGAACGAGAATTCTGTCCCTGCGGACATCACCGCGAGTGCTCCAATGGTGGAACCGGCACCCCAACCTACGGGGAATCCTTTGGATAATCCTCGGCTTGCTGCGGTAATCAACCGCGCCACCGGCCAGCCTCAGCCGGTTGACCCGACCCTGCCGACCATAACGCCGCTGATTCAGCCCCCGGTTGCGCCGGTGACTCTCCCGGAGGGAACCGAGTATCAGGAGGAAGCCGGTCCCGTCACGCTCCCGGAGGGGACCGAATACCGTGAGGCTCCCAAGAATTTGAAGGAAGCGCACGCGCTCAAACAGCCGTTCAATCCTATCACCGATTTCGATGCCGCCGGTCTCTCGGACGCCGCGAAGCAAAAAGCTTTCAATCCGGTGGACCTGTTCATGCAGTCCCCGATTGAAGTGCAGAACGACCCCGCCGTTCGCGACAAAGTCGCTGACGCGTTCATGCAGACTTGGGAATACAGCGAGAAGCACCCGCTCGAAGGAATTTCTGTCGGCTCTGTCGGCAAAGCAATCGCTCATTTGGGCAAGGGGATTTTCGACTGGGCGAAGAACCACCTTGACGTGGTGACTTCGGCGGCGGGCGGCGACAAGCAGGACGCGACGACCAAGGCCGCAGAAAACATTTTGGAATTGCAGTTGGCCGCGACGCAGCTTGGCTATCAGGGCGAAGACTTGGCGAAGTGGGTTGCTCGGCGCGTGTTCAAAGAGAACATCGTCAAGCCTCTCTCGGCATATTCTCCCGAAGAAAAAGACAAGGCGCTACAGGACGAGATTGACCGGCGCAAACTCACTCAACGGATTGTCGAGGGCAAGACTTTGAAGGGCGCGGAGAAGTTGCCGCTCAACGCGGAGAAGATTGCTTCGATGGCTGGCGCGGACCCGCTCCAGTTCCTCGCGTTCGAGGGCGCGGGCGCGGGATTGAAGACCGCAGGCAAGCTTGTGCCCGAACTGGGTGAAGCCGCCAACATGGTCACGGAACTGGCGTCCAAGGCAGGCCCCAAAGTCGCCGGGACAGTCATCAAAGGAGTCGGCAAGACCGCTGAGGTTGCCGCGAAGCCTGCGGAGTTTGCCGCGAAGATGGTGGAGTCCACTCCCGGCGAGTATATCGCGGCGCACATCCTCGGACCTCCCGGCGTCATCGCCGCCAAAATCATCGGCAAGGCCGGAAAAGCGTTGCCCAAGATTGCGAAGGCCGGAACCAACATCGGCGAACAACTCGGCGAAGGAATCACCAGCAACACGGCGCAGGCCGTCAAGGATGCTTTGGAAGCGGCCCCTCACGCGCTCCGGTCAGTGCTCTCGGGCGCTGCATACGACGCCGCTTTCGCGGCACCAGCGAAGTCCCCGGAGGAACGCGAAGGCATCGGGCTCGGAACGGCTCTCGGTCTCGCAGGCGGGGCGTCAAGGCTGGCGTTGCACGGTATCGGCGGGCAGTTGGTGGGTGAACGCAAGGGCGCATTCACTCCCAAGGATTCGCAGGTCTTTCACGACACTTACAACACCGGATACGAACATCACCAGTTCACGGACCCCGTCTCGGCGCAAGTCGGTCTGGCGAAGCTTGGCTTCTCACCGGAAACGGCGCTTGACTATTCCCAGAAGCGCGGCGGAACCGTTACCACCCCCGAAGGGAAGAACATCACGTTCGCGATTGGCGCTGACGCCACTCCGCACGAACCCGTTCACGCTTGGAAGAAATCTCTCCCGGCGGAGGAACAGGCGCGGCTCGACAAGGAGACCCGCGCTCGGTATTCGGATGACGAATTTCAGCAGGTCAAAGACAAGTATGCCTCGCAGCTTGACCCGAAAGGTTTCGACGGAAAGAACGCGGACGAGATTTTGAAGAACGCGTCTCCCGGAGAGTCGGCGGACGCCTACGCCATCAACGAAATCCAAGCGGAAAATTTGATGACGGCGTTGAAGGCTGGCCCCGGAAAGGGACTGCTCAACAAGGCCGCGAAAGTCACGGCGAAGGTTCTCTCGGCTGTCGGCGTTGAACCGCTGGCGACCCGAACGTCCCAGTCGGAAGCTTTACAGTTCCCGCTTAAACACCAAGAAGTTGAAGGGCTCAAATCGGCGCTGGAGGCAAGCAAACCTCCCGGCGGCGCGGAGATTGCCAAGACCAAAGCGGCGGCTCGAAATGTCGAAGGGCTCGCAGACCAATTTCCCGACAAAGCGGCGGCGATTACCACTCTCGGCGAGGCTCAACCTCGCGGCTCTGGCGTCAAGCTGACTTACGCGGCGGCTCCCGGCGAGACTCCAGCCGACATCCAATCGGCCAGCCCGCTATCAGGGCGCGGTGCGCGTGCGGCCTCGGTCGAGGCGGCTCGTGAATTGCCGACTTGGGCTCGCAACCCGTGGTGGAAGACGTTCTTCCCCGACCGGACTTTCAAGACCAAAAGCGGGAAGCTACAGACCGGCGGATGGGCTCCCGAAATCTTTCAGGCGAACGCTTACCGCTTCGCGAAGGAAGCCGCTCCGCACGACGCGATGCGGGCCGTATCGCCTTACGAGATTGACAAGGCGACCGGCTTCTACACCCCGGACGCATGGAAGGCGCTCACTGCCGACTTGCAGACCGCCGTCAAGAACTGGCGCGACGGGCGCACGGCCTCGGGCACTCCCGTCGTCGTCCCGGACGCGCTACACCAGCAATCCGGCGGACAGATTTACCAGCCGCAGGTTGGCCCCGGCGGAGGCGCTCTCGACACCGCAAAAGCGGATTTCATTTCTCACTTGATGGGGCACCAACTCCCGGAGACGCCCCGGCTCGCGAAGACTTTCCCCCTGAACGTCGCCGGTCAAGATGTCTCGGCGGCGACCATCCCCGGACGTGTGGGCGGTCCCTCACGCGGCGAATTCGGGACCTACGGCCAATCCCCGGAGGAAATGGTCAAGCAGCGCGAACGCGCAGAGGAACACGGCGTCACAGGGCGTCAGCTTCTCGAAGTCAATCCGTTCCGTCTCAAGATGGAAGCGGCGGCGAAGGCGGCGGGCGTCAAAGCGCCGAAGCCTCTCAGCGTTTACCAAAAGCTGAACCACGAGAGGATTCTGCGAATCGAACACGCTCCGGGCGAACCCGAATTTCGCGGCAACACGCTGACACAGGCCGCAGGGTTTGAACCTAGCAAGTATAAAGACGTTCGCTGGTTGCAGGACCGGAAGAACGAAATCGATGACGAAATCACGATGCGGTTGAATGAGAACCGCAAAGCGTTGGACGCCGGAACCATCACCCGCAAGCAAGTGCTCGGGACCTTGCAAGACCAGCGAAACATTTTGGAGAGGCAAATCGAAGGGCACCCGGACGTGCGCGAACCGGGACCGGCGTTTCAAACGATGCGGCATCTGCCGGGAGTCAAGTTTGAACCGAACCCGCAGGTGGAACAAGTGGCCAAGGATTACATGGAATCCAAGGGGCTCCCGTATGCTCCGCACCGCGACTACTTGCCGGTGAACGAGTCCAAGGCGAAACAGATTGCCGACTTCTACGAGTCCGCGAAAAGCGAACCGGAGAACCCGGAAGTGAAGGCCGCGTATTCGGCGTTCACCAAAGAGATAAAAGACCAGTGGCAGCACCTTACGAATAGCGGCGTCCATGTTGAACCTTGGGACAAAGAGGGGCAACCCTACCGCAACTCGGCGGACATGATGAAGGATGTCCGGGACAATCACCACCTGTATTTCTTCCCGGTGGACCGGGGATTCGGACCGGCGGGCACCGAGTATCAGGCGGGACATCCTATGCTGGCCGACTCAGGCATCACGGTGAATGGAAAGCCGCTCGTCATGTCGGACCTCAACCGCGCCGTTCACGACTATTTCGGGCACGCTCAACAGGGATTTGAATTCGGGCCAAAGGGCGAATACAACGCGTTCCTAGCGCACGCCAAAATGTTTTCTCCCGAAGCGATTCCCGCGATGGCCGCAGAGAACATCGGCCAGAATTCTTGGGTCAACTTCGGGCCACACCTGCGGGACGCTCAAGGGAACGTCCCCAAACTGGGGGAGACCGGATACGTTGCTCCCGCCGACCGGAGTTTCGCGCCGCAGAAGGCGACCATTATCCCGCCGAACCTGTTGCCTACGCCTGCCCGCTCCGGGCTAGAATTCAAGAAGTTCTTCGCGGACGTTGCCGCCGGGAAATTCGGGAAGTCCGATGTCCCGTTCGCGCCGCTACAAGATTTGTCGGACGTGAAAGCCGTGGAGGATGAACGGTTGAAGCACTGGGGTAACTTCGAGAACCACATTCAGCGTTCCATCCCGATGTTGCACGAAGAAAAGACGCGCCTCGCGGACGGGGTAATCAAGACCTACGGGAAGGGCGCGACGCTGCTCGACATCGGCTCGTCCGAAGGCGATTTCGGGAAGGCGATTTCTGCTCTGACCGATGGGCGGGTCAAGACCGTTTCCCTCGACCCGAATCCGCAGATGGCCAAGGATTTTCACGACATTTCCAAAGTCCCCGGCGCGACCCAGACTGAGGATTCCTTTCTCAACAGCTTTGAAGATAGCGGCAGGACGTATCCCGCGCACAACCCGGAGAAGCCGTATGACGTAATCAATGAGGCCGTCACGTTTCAATTCATTGACCCGAACCGGGACGCTCAAATCGCGGAAGTCAAGCGGATGCTAAAGCCGGACGGCGTCTTCACCACCGCTGAGAAGTTCAAGACCAAGGATTGGGCGGCGAACGAGTTGAAGAAAGACCGGGACTACAAGAACAAGTATTTCACTTCGGAGGCGCTGAAAGAGAAAGAAAAGCGCGTTGGATTCCAGCAGTCCAAGGAAGAAGAAAAAGCTGTCGGCATGGTGGACAACATGGCGACGGACACCGACTTTGAAAAGACGCTACAGAAGCATTTCAAGCACGTCGTTCAGTATTGGGACTCTGGAAACTTCAAGGGCTACGCGGCCAGCGACGACCCCGCGAAGCTTTCGGAATTGGTGAAGAACATCGGCGATTTGAATTCGGAGTTTAGCACCGTGCAGACGCCTCGGCCCGTCGCGGCGAGGTTTGAACCGGCGACGCAGGCCGGGAAAGACGCGGAGAAAAAGGGCTTCACGTTTAAGCTGCAAGACCACGGCGCGGGCGTCATGGAATTGTCTCTGGAGACTCCAGACGGATTACAAGTGTCGTCTCTCACGGCGTCACAGACCGAACCCAAACTCGCGAGTGTGGATTCCGTCATCACGAAAGACGGCTACAAAAAGCAAGGGCTCGCGGAAGCACTCTACCGGGAACTGGGGGCGCACTTGCAGACCAAGGGCGTGAAGGTTCTGGGCGGAGTCACTGTCGGCGACGCGCCGCGCAACATCCGGGAACGGGTCTTCGGACCTCCGATTCGGGACACGCGGCTCAACTCGCCGGGGATGGACGCTCGCCGGACCTACAGCGCCGTGCGGCCTGAGACGCAGTTTGAACCTAGCAAACGGGAGGAAGCAGGACCTTGGCAATCACTTCAACTCCACAACGTCGGTGTGAACGGGCAGGTAGAGGGGACTGGCAGGAAGCCGGGGTTCACTATCTACGAGTTTTCGTCTCACGCAGCAGGACAAGGCAACGGCAAACAGGCTCTCACCAGCCTAAAGAAACAGTTTGGGAAAATCAACGTAATAGACCCCGGCCAGCCGGGGACACCCTCTCGGTCGTTCTGGGACCACATGCTGAAATCCGGCCATGTGGACTCACTGCTCGACGCCGATGGAACGCAGATAGCCGGTGCCAAGCCGCAGTTTGAACCGGCTTCGGCGGCTGGCGCGGAAGGCAAAGACGCCGCGAAAGCGGAGAAGGCTTGGCAGGAAAAAGGTTTCAAGTCGCCCTATTTCAAGAAATGGTTTGGCAAAAGCAAGGTGGTGGATTCTGAGGGAGAACCGAAGATTGTCTATCACGGGACCACCCACGAGTTTGACCAGTTCACGATGGACCGTGCGAACGTGGAGAACGCTTTCGGCAAAGGATTCTATTTCACCGATGAAGCCTACGACGCCTCGGACAACTACGCGGGCGTAGGTCCTGATTTGAAGAACCGAATCGAGAAGCGTGCAGAAGAAATTCTCGACGGGGGTCTTGGAGAAGAATCCGAAGAACGCGCCACGCGTCAGGCGACGGAAGAACTGGCAGGAAACGCTGACCGGACCATCGAGGCATATCTCAAGATGGAGAACCCCGCCGTCATCAAGGAGAACGGCGGCACGCAATTCGAGTATCACTTCGACGAAGACACGGCCACTGAGTCCGGCACCGCGATGGACTTGCACGCCGCGATAATGGAAGTGGCTCCGAAGTTTGGAGTCGATGGCCAAAAACTGTGGGGCGAGGTTTTCAAGAACGGTGAGGCTACGGCCTACGACGTTCACAACACGATTCGCAAAGGGGAATTCTACGCGGATGACCCCGATTCCGGCGACTCGGCAAATGGAGAAATGGAAAAGGAGATTTATCGTCACATGGGTCACGACGGCATCATCCTCCACAATGCCGAAGAAGAATATCCGGGGATGCACTTGGGCACCGAGACCACGCACTACATTGCGTTCGACCCAACGCAGGTGAAGGCCGCGAAGAATCGCGGGACCTTTTCCAAGACTGACCCGCGCTACAACTTTGAACCGGCCAAGTCTCTCAAGACGAAAGAAATTGCCAGCGACATTTGGGAGAAGGCGAAGGCGGGCGGCGGCTTCACTTACAACCCCTACACGCGCCAGTTTGTTACGACCGGCTACTCGGCCTCAATCTATCCCGACCACTCGCTCATTATCGACCCGAAGGATTTGACTCAGGCGACGCTGGAGAAGTTCATCGAAGACAGGAAGCATCTGTTGACCCGCGCAGAGAATTCTGTCGGCGGCTGGCTCAATCCCGAAAACGGCAAGCTGTATCTCGACGTTTCTTTCACCACGCCCTCACGTCCGCTCGCCGAATTCGCTGGCCGTGAATACAACCAGATTTCGATTGGTGACTTATCTCGGTATGCCGCCGGTGACGCGGAGAACGGCAGCATCCCGACCGGCGGGACCGGCGAACCGATTGAAGACATGCACCCCGCGCACCAGCGCGTTGAAGAACTGCTCAAGGATTTCGACTGGGAACAGCCGGACCTTTTCGGCGAACGCCCGCAGCAGGAGTTGATGCCCGGAATCGGGACCCGCGCTCCGCTTTCCTCGAAAGACATCGGCTCGATGACGAAGGCCGAACTGCAACGGCACTTCCCGGAGGCTCTATTGCCCAAGCGCCGGAAAGACCTCATCAACTACGACATCGAGAACGCGCCGCGCTGGAAGGGCAAGGAACGGGAAGACGCGACCAACGTCGCCGCCGATGAACTGGAGAAGTTCGCCCGCACGCGGCTCCACACTCAGGAATTTCAGGACGGCTTGAAGTGGTATTCGGAATTCGTTCCGTTGCTCAAACGCGCCTACGGCAAGTCCGCCGAAATGATGGCACAGCTTCTCGCCGCAACGTCGCCTCGGAATTCTCCTACACCGAATTTCGCGCTGGCCAACGATGCAATCGAAGGCTACAAAGCCGGACGCTTCGACAAGCAAATCAAGAAGTATCTGGACGGTGCGAAGATGCTGGAGGCCGGGACGTGGAAGTCTTGGTATGAAAAACAGCGCAAGGCCGGTAAACTCGTCAAGCCTCGGGATAACCCCTCGGACGCCGCTTTCATGGCAGAGTGGATTGACGCACACGCCCTCGAACCCCGGCAGTCGAACGGAAAACTTTACGGGATGCACTCAGTCCCAGTTCTACAAGTCATGGCTGGAAAGTGGCTCACCGAGAACACCGGACCCAAGACTCTCCAATTCGTCAAGAACCTCTTGGGTGTTCATCACGGCGCGACCATCGACGTATGGGCGGCGCGGACCATGCGGCGGCTAGGCCACGAAGGAATTTCCAAGCAGTGGCGCATCACTCCCGGCAACGAGACCGGAGTCAGCGATACCGACTTCCAGTTTTCTCAGGAAGCTTTCGAGAAGGCGGGTCGTCGTCTCGGCGTGAAGCCGGACGCACTGCAAGGCGCTCTCTGGTTCGCGGAGAAAAAACTTTGGGCAGAACGCGGTTGGGGACGGCTCGACTTCGGAGACTTTCGCAAAGAAATTGCGAAGCGTGAAATGCTCAACCAAGGGATTCAGACCCGTCTCGCTGAGTCCAGTAAACCAACGAAGGCGGCGGCACAAACGTCGCTGCTCGACCTAGTATCCCCCCGAAATGAACGCTAAAGAAAAGAAGGAACAAGACCTGTTGCACGGCGCGAAGTTCGCGACCAGCGAGACCGTCGCCAGCAATAAATTCTTGGACGAAGTCCAGAAGGAATGGCTGGAGTTGCAGGCCGCGAAGGTGGACCGTGTCACTCCGCGCCGGGAACGGTAACTATTACTTGTATGCCACTCACAGCAGACGATTTAAGCCCCTCGATGACGCCGCAGCATCCGGCCCCAGACATGGCCGCAGAATCCGCCCCTGCCCCGCAGGACGGCGCGGTTGACCAGCCAGAGGAACAGGCGGCGGCGCTGCCGCACGAGATTTTGAAGATGCCGACCTTCATGGCGATGCTCTCCGGGGCACCCCCGGCGGTCTCGGCGCGTATCGGCAAGGGGCACGACGACAATCCGGCGTTTGAAGTCATCAAGAAGCACAAGGATTTGCTCCAGCAGGCCGGTTTTGGCTTCTACAAGTCCCTATCGGGCCATTTCGGGGTGATATACAACAGCTTGTATGTCCATCCCGAAGACATACTAGCGGCAGATAAGGCCGGTCAACTCCAGCACATTGCACCCCCGGCGGACGCCATCCGCCACGCAATCGGCAAGTCCGGCCTCGCAAACCCCATTTTGCGGGTCCAGAATCCTCCGGGCGGTCCAGCACAGCAGAAGTCGCTTGCCCCGCCCCAGACGGCCTCTGGGCTCTTACCCGTGCCCTCGCAGCAGGCGACGCCGGGACCGACTGCCGGGGTGCAGGACAAGGGCCAGCAGGCCCGATTGACCTCCCTCAAGTCCGGCGGACCTCTCACCGGCCCCTCTCCGGGCGCTGGACGGCTCCTGAACAACATCTTGAAGCCGGTAGTCTAAACCCCTCCCCCTCCTTCACCCTTTGAAAGCTTTCATCACGGGAATCACGGGACAGGACGGCTCATACCTCGCGGAACTGCTTCTCGAAAAGGGCTACGAAGTTCACGGGATGATTCGCCGGTCCAGCACCATCAACACCGGACGCATCGACCACATTTTCGACCGGCTTCACATTCACCACGGCGATTTGCTGGACGGAAGTCGCGTCACCAATCTCATCGCCAAAATCCAGCCCGATGAAATATACAATCTCGCGGCGCAATCTCATGTGAGGGTTAGCTTTGACATGCCGGTGTATTCTGTTCAATCGGGGGCGATGGGAACCTTGACTATCTTGGAAGCACTTCGAGAATCCTCAGTGCCCGCTAAATTTTACCAAGCCAGTTCCTCCGAAATGTTTGGAAAAGTTCTTGAGACTCCGCAGAAAGAGACCACCCCATTCTACCCACGAAGTCCCTACGGTTGCGGGAAAGTTTTTTCCTACTGGGCTACCGTAAATTATCGTGAGGCTTACTCGATATTTGCCTGTAACGGAATCCTGTTCAATCACGAGAGTCCCCGGCGAGGGGAGACGTTTGTCACTCGTAAAATTACTCGCGGAATTGCCCGGATACTTTCCGGCCAGCAGAACGAGTTGGTTTTGGGGAACATCGACGCCAAGCGCGATTGGGGACACGCCAAAGATTACGTAGAAGCCATGTGGTTGATGCTTCAAGCCGACCAGCCGGACGATTACGTGATAGCAACCGGAGAGACTCACTCGGTTAGGGAATTTCTCGAATTGGCTTTCGGTCATGTGGGTCTAAGCTGGCGGAAGTATGTTCGCATTGACCAGAAATACTTTCGCCCCACTGAGGTTGACTTGCTGCTTGGGGACCCCAGTAAGGCGAAAGCGAAGCTTGGCTGGACGCCTAGCACTTCTTTCCCGGATTTGGTCCGCCAGATGGTTGACGCCGACAGGCGCAACCTTGGTGTTTAAGCGGCAACTTCTCCGCTTTCGGTTTGAAGGAGTCCCATCCACTCGACGGCGCTTCGTCTTCCCGGCCTTCCAGCCACTCGATTGCATTTTCAATCGACGAGCGTTGGTCGTCCGTGTAATCCTCTAAAAACTCGTCCGTGGTCGTGTCAATCTCACCTTTGAGGGCCTCGATTTCAAGGTCGATGTTCCGGTGATTGTCGTCCCCGAACATTGAGAAGTGCGGCGCGTAGGCTTTGCAAGCTTCGAGCGCCTTTATCTCGTCCTGAATTTCCTGTGCGCTTTTGTCACTCATGGTTTTTTGTATGCTGCGTTTACGGTTTGCCAAGCAGCAGAGCACTTGCCCTGCTTCCGGCTTATTCGGACCTTCTTGCTTGAGGCTTGAGGGCCGACATCGATTGTCGTGTGTGTCTGTGCTTTCATTAAAGTTGGAAGGCTGGAAAAGACCACGTCTTATCTGTGTCATGTTACTGGCCCAACTTCTTGCACTCTGCGTGCGGGTGTGAGCCACAGCCTATACGGTTACTTCAAGACCAAGTGCCCCTTGTTCAAGTAGGCGTCAGAGCGAATGTATCGCTTGTAATAGCCCCGGTTGAAGCGCAGGTTGAATTCAACCTTGCAGCGCGTGACGGTCCCGTCGTCCGGGTTCACTTTGAATTCGAGGATTGCGCCGCCGACTTCCATCCGCAGGCGTTTCTTCCGGGCGAAAATGGTCTGGTCTTGGAATCCCGGCATCGAAATGACGTGGATGTTTCGTTCAACGCAGTAGTTGTGAACGTGGTAATGGCCCAAGACCAGAATGGCAGGCTTCTCGCCGCCTTCCAACGACTCGACAATCTTTTGCGGGATGTAACTGCGCGAATACGCAGAGCCGCCGCCGGGGTGCATCAACTTGAGCATCGTCGGAGACTTGCCGATTTTGAATTCGATGTCCGACTCGACGTGCCCGATGTAGTGCAGGTCTTCCCGGCCAAGTTCCTCGGCGACGTGCTGGAGGTATGCGCCGATGTTGAACCCCGGAGCGAACCACGATTCGTGGTCGTCGCCGGTGATGAAATAGGTGTTGATGCCTTTTCGGTTGGGATAGTTGTCGGCGAAATACTTTGCTTGGCCGTCAATGGTGGACGCGAAGACAGACTCGCCGTTGATACGGGCGACGTAGCCGTCAATGGGATTGCCAGCGTGCAGAACACGATTGATGCCCTCGGCCTTGAATAAATCATACTGTTGGTGGAGTGCTTCCAGCCGTTCCTCTTTGCAACACAGGTGAGTGTCAGCGACCAGACCGATTCTGACCCAGTCGGAAGAATCGAGACAGGCGAGCGGCAATCGCCCGAAGTCCGGCTTTTCGAGGGACTTGGCCTTCTCGGGATGCGCGAGTGAGTCCAACGCGTCCGGCTTGACGGCCTTCGTATTGGGGGCGGGCAGGCCCAAACGCTGCATCTGTCCCCGGACGGATGGAGCGGGGCGGTTGAGCGTCACCGCTATCGACTCCACTGATTTGTTTTCCGACAACAGGTTGGTCAGCGTTGCAAACTCCTGTTCCGTCCATGTTCTGTTTGTCTTTGCCATAATTAGTTTGTTCTGCGCGTTGTTTGAGGAACGCAATTACCTCTGGCGAGTTTTCCTTGCCCTGAAAATTCTTGTCAAACTCCGCGAGTGCTTCCTCCGGGGTGCGACCTATGCCGACCAGCGCGTTGTTCAGGTCCCTCTCGTCACCGAGAATCGCGACCCACATTTTGCCGTCCGCACTCTTGGCCAGCTTGGGCCGGTGTTGATAGTGCGGCGACGCAACTTCCTCGGCGGCGGACGCGTGCGCCTCGACATATCGGAGATTCTGCGCGTGCGACTTTTTGAATTCGTCTTCGAGCGCCATCTGATAGTCAACGGACCACCGGCGGTCGTCCGAGAGGATTTCGTCCAGCCGGTTGCACGCTTTGATAAGCGTGTTCTCCAGCGCAATCCGGGCCTCGGGATTCTTGGGGGCGTCTTCACCCTCGACGAAGCCGCGCCACGGATTGATGAGCGCGGTCACAGTCATCGAGCACACTTGCAGCGCGTTGGCCAGTTGGCCGGTCGTTACTGCTTCCCGATTGGGGAAGATGAGTTGTGCCGTTGGTTGCTTTGCCATAGTCTCTTTCACTGCCCCAAGTGTATCACACGGGGCCTCGGTTTGTCACATTCTTCGGAAAGTTTCTGCCGCCCATAGCCAGAGCCATGCGGCATCGACGCCGTTGTCATCGAGTTTCTGCGTCTTGAAGTGCGGATGCTTCTTGTAGAGAGCCCGCGCCATCGCAGGCTTGTCCGCCGCGCCGTAGCCCGTCGCATACTTCTTCAACGACATCACGTTCAGGCAGTCAATGTGCTTGGTGCCGTGGAAGTGCGCGAACAGCCAGATGGAAGCGCGGAGCGAAGACCAAAGCTGGCACTGTTGCGTGTAGCTTTGGAACTGGACATCCTCGAAGACGATGATGTCCGGCGCTTTGAATTGGCCGTAGGCAAGGTCAGCGAGAAACTTGTAGAGGCGAATCGGGCGAGGGTCCTGCCGCCGGTCCATCCGGCGCTTGCGGAAGGCCGTGATTTCTTTATCCTCGGCCAGCCGGATTGCCCCGGCCTTGGGAATCTCGCCGATGTCACCAAGGCAATAGCCGGTGACAGTCGCGGGGTCTAGTGCAAGAATCTTCATTTCAAATCGAGCGCGTCTTCAAATCCTCTGGGTGTTTCCCTCTCAGATAATAGTTCCCCGTTTCCGCCCCTTTCTACATGCAGAATCGTCCGGGCCGGACCCATTTCCCGGCGGAGAATTGCCAGCGCGGACGAGTGCGTCATCTGGACGGCGGAGCGGGACACGGCCAGCATGTCGCCGATTTCTTGCATGTTGAATCCCAAGTCATAGACCAGCCGCAGAACCATTCGCTGGCGCGGGTTCAGCCGGTCCGTCATAAGCTGCTTGAGCGGTGCCCACAACTCGCGCATGTCAACGCCCGCGAAATCAAACTCGACGGTGCCGCCCTGCGTGTTGGTCTCGTAGAATTCGGCGGCGGTGCTGTCGTCGCGGATTGTCGCTTTGTCCCGGTTGGGGACCTCGCAGCCGCCTTGAAACATGACGAAGGCCGGACCGCCCTCCTTGTCCGTGCGTTTCATGCTGGCGTGTTTCACGACATCGAGCGTGCAGCAATGGCGCTTCACCGCGCCGCGCAGCCGGTGCTTGCAGAACGCCACGAAGCGCAGGCCGAAAGAAGGCCGGAACCTCGGGGCGCTTTTCGTCAGCACGTCGTAACAGAGCGACATGATTTCGCCGTCAGAAAAACAATCCTTCGGGCAGTAGTGCTTCGCGTAGATGCTGGCCTCTTTCAGATTGTTCACAACGAGCGTGTCGATGGCGTTCTGCTTCCCCGGACCTTTGCGGACGCGCCGGGAGAGCACGGCCTCTTGGTCTTTGGTCAGGTTCTTTTCCGGGAGTGTGTTAAGGGCTATCATGTGTAGGAGCGTTGAAGTCGCCGGTGCCCATTTCCTTGATGCCTTTCTTGTCTGAGGCGGGTGCCGCGAAGTCGGTTCGATTGAATGTCCAGACCTTGGTGTTGCCGGGGCCGGTGGAGACGATGGCCGGGACCTGCTTGTCGATTGAGTCCATGTGCCGG